CTCTCACGCCTCGGCGGCCTACGGCGGGGCGGGGGGCGTGTCGCTTTTTTCACGGGTTTCCCCTCCGGACGTTTCGACCCCCCCGGATGGCTCTGGAAGGCCCGTAACTCCTGGGCTGGCGGGCGATCCTGGTGCCCAGATCGCACCCCCGGGCGCCCCGGGCTCCGAGAAGATCGAAACGGCCGCCACCCCTCAGGGACAGGCCGTGGTTGGCGATTCGACGCGTACCGGGGGATGTGACACGAAACCGGCCCTTTCGGGGGGTATCCCCCCGCCAAAGGGGCGTGTTCTGACCCCCCGAGACCTCGAATCGATGGCCGTCGGCGCCGCGTTGACCCACGGTCTGCCCCTCGCCGACGTCCGTGCCCAGCTCGAATCCGCCCTCGCCCGCGGGGAGCGGGCCCTGGAGTTACCCTGATGGTTGCCCCCTCGAACCTCGGCCGTGTCCGCGTCGAAGCCCGCCGAGTCGCGGACCTCCTCCCGGCCCCCTTCAACCCCCGCACGATCTCGGCCGACGCCCTCGCCGGCCTCGGGGAGTCGATCGGCAGGTTCGGTCTCGTCCAGCCGGTGATCGTGAACTCCCGGACCGGCCGCATCGTGGGGGGGCACCAGCGCCTCAAGGCACTCCAGGCCCGGGGGGTCGAGGAGACCGACGTCGTCGTCGTGGACCTCCCCGAGGCCGAGGAGAAGGCGCTGAACCTCGCGCTGAACTCCCAGGCGATCTCGGGCGAGTGGACCGAGGACGCGCTCGCCCTCGTCGAGCAGGTCGCGAAGGAGCTCCCCGAGCTCTCGGCCGCCCTGCGCATGGGCGACCTCAACGAGGCGCTGCGCGACCTCTTCCCCGGTGAACTGGTCGTCGTCGACGAGGACGACCTCCCCGCGCCGCCCGACGACCCGATCACGAAGCCCGGCGACCTGATCGTCCTCGGGGACCACCGGCTCCTCTGCGGGGACTCGGGGAGCCCCGAGGACCTCGACCGGCTCCTCGCCGGCGCCCGGATCCACCTCCTCAACACCGACCCGCCCTACAACGTGAAGGTCGAGCCGCGGTCGAACAACGCGATCGCCGCGGGGCTGTCGTCGTTCTCCGCGCAGCCCAAGAGCGCAAAGCACCACCAGGCGCTCGACCTCGCGCCCCACCCGGGGAAGTCGAAGCCCACGCACCGGAAGATGCGCGCGAAGGACCGCCCGCTCGCGAACGACTTCCTCACCGACGCCGACTTCGAGCAGCGGCTGCGAGCGTGGTTCGGCAACGCCTCGCGCGTGATGCTGCCCGGGCGCGCGGCCTACATCTGGGGCGGGTACGCGAACGTGGCCAACTACCCGCCGGCGCTCAAGGGGGCGGACTTCTACTTCAGCCAGACCATCATCTGGGACAAGCAGCACCCGGTGCTCACGCGCAAGGACTTCATGGGCGCGCACGAGTGGTGTTTCTACTCGTGGAAGATCGGCGCGGCGCACGTGTTCTACGGCCCGGCCAACGTGCCCGACCTCTGGCACGTGAAGAAGGTGACGCCCCAGCACATGGTGCATCTCACCGAGAAGCCCGTCGAGCTCGCGGCGCGGGCGATTCAGTACTCCTCGAAGCAGGGCGAGAACGTGCTCGACCTCTTCGGGGGCTCGGGCTCGACGCTGATGGCGGCCGAGCAGCTCGGACGGCGCGCGTTCCTGATGGAAATCGACCCGGCGTACTGCGACGTGATCGTGATGCGCTACGAGGCCACGACGGGCCGCAAGGCCGAGCGGAAGGCGGCGGCCTGATGGGCGCGCGCGGACCCTCCCCGACGCCGACGCGGCGCCTCCAGCTGCGCGGCTCCTGGCGCTCGAAGCAGCGCCCGAACGAGCCGCGCCCCAAGCGCGCGCGGCCGCGCCCGCCGGCGTCGCTCGGCGACGAGGCGAAGAAGCTCTTCCTCGCCCTCGTGCGCCAGCTCTACGCCCAGAAGGTCGTCGCCGGCTTCGACGCGCAGGCGCTGGCGCGCTACTCGGACCTCCTCGTCGACTACTGGAAGGCCTCCGAGTTCGTCGGGAAACACGGCGCGGTCTACGTCGTGCGGGGCAAGCCTGGCAAGGACGGCGAGCCGGGCCAGGCGGTGGGCTTTCGTCTCTACCCGCAGACGGCGCTCAAGATCGCGCTCGCCTCGGAGCTGCTGCGCCTGGAGCGCGAGTTCGGGCTCACGCCCTCCGCCCGCGCGCGCGTCGAGGTCGAGGCGCCCGCGCCCGCGGAGCCCGCCTACGACTACTTCCACGGGGCGGAGGTCGGATGACGGCGCCCCGCAGGACCACTCCTAAGGGTGCCAAGGCCCCCGTCGCCGCGTGGAAGGACGCGGCGCTCGAGCGCGTCTGCCGCACCGGGATCCCGGGCTACGACCCTTGGGGCCGCGCGGGGCCGAAGGACGGCTTCGACGTGAAGCGGGCGAGGCGTGCGATCGCGTTCTTCCACGACATGCTCGTGTTCGTGGAGGGCGAGCGCGCGGGGGAGCCCTTCGACCTCGAGCCTTGGCAGGCCGCGATCGTGGGGAACCTCTTCGGGTGGGTCGACCGGAAGTCCGGGCGTCGGCGCTTCCGCGAGGGGTTCGTCTTCGTCGGGCGGAAGAACGGGAAGACGGCGCTCGCCGCTGGCATCGCGCTCTATCTCCTGCTCTGCGACGGCGAGCCCGGCGCGCAGGTGTACTCAGCCGCCGCCGAGCAGAGCCAGGCCGCGCTGATCTTCCGCAACGCCATGCTGATGATCGCCAAGCGCCCGGAGCTGCTCGCGATCTGCCGAGTCTACCGCGCCTTCAAGTCGATCGAGGTCTCCGAGACCGGGTCGATCTTCCGGGCTCTCACGGCTGATGCGCAGACCAAGCACGGGCTCTCGGTCCACGGGGCCGTGATCGACGAGCTCCACGCGCACCCGACGCGGGATCTCGTGGACGTGCTCCAGACGGCGACGGGGGCCCGACGCCAGCCGATGACCGTCCACATCACGACCTCGGACCACGAGCGCGTCTCGATCTGTAACGAGAAGTACGACTACGCGACGAAGGTCCGCGACGGCGCGATCGCGGACCCCTTGTTCCTGCCCGTGATCTACGAGGCGCTCGCAACCGACGACTGGGCGGACCCCGTCGTGTGGAAGAAGGCGAACCCGAACCTCGGCGTCTCGGTGAAGCAGGAGTACCTCGAGCGCGAGTGCGCTCGGGCGAAGGAGTCGCCCGCGTACCTCAACACGTTCCTGCGCCTCCACTTGAACATCCGGACGAACGCCGACGTCGCCGCCTTCGACATGAAGCGGTGGGACGCCTGCCGCGGGGACCAGGGGTTCCACGAGCTCGCGGTGGCGCTCGAAGGGAAGGAGTGCTACGCGGGGCTGGATCTGGCCTCCACGGAGGACCTGACGGCGCTGGTGCTGGTCTTCCCCGACGACGGGAACGCGGTGCTGCCCTTCTTCTGGTGCCCGAAGGAGGGGGCGGTCTCCCGTGAGCGGCGCCACCGCGTGCCCTACACGGCCTGGGCCCGCGACGGGTTCCTCCACCTGACGGACGGGAACGCGACGGACTTCGACCACGTCGAGCGCACGGTCGTCGAGCTCAGCAAGCGCTACCGGATCCGATGCCTGGGCTTTGACCGCTTCGGCGCCGCGCAGGTCGTCACGCACCTCCAGGACGCCGGGCTCGAGGTCGTCCTCTTCGGCCAGGGCTTCGTCTCGATGAACGCGCCGTCGAAGCACCTCGACGTCCTCGTGCGCTCCGGAAGGCTGCGGCACGGCGCGCACCCGGTCCTCTCCTGGAACGCGAGCAACCTCATGTGGGAGAAGGACGCGGCGGACAACTGGAAGCCGTCGAAGAAGAAGAGCCGGGAGAAGATCGACGGCATGACGGCGCTGATCATGGCGATTGGCGTCGCGCTCGCGCTCCCGGGCGCGGGCCCCTCCATCGCGGACGCGCTCCTCTCGGGCGAAGGGGTGTTCGCATGAAGCGGTTCCTCCAGCAACTGTTCGGCGCCGGGCCCCAGGCGAGCCTCGAGCGGGGCGGGGAGACGGAGCTCCAGAGCCCCGCGCTCTGGCTCTCGGCGTGGGCGCTCGGGCGCAAGACCGCGAGCGGGGAGCAGGTGACGGAGTCCACGGCGCTCTCGCTCTCGGCGTACTACGCCTGCCTTCGCAACGGGGCCGAGGACGTCGCGAAGCTCCCGCGCCCGTTGCGGCGAGGCCGGGCGGAGCGCCGGGGCAGCGACCTGCTGACGAAGGCGAAGGATCACCCGCTGGTGCAGGTTCTCAAGCGCCCCAACCCGATCATGCCGTGGGGCGCCTTCGCCCAGGTCCTGCAGCATCGGCGCATGGGCTGGGGGAACGCCTACGCGGAGATCGTGCGCGACGGGACGGGGGCGCCGGCCGAGCTCTGGCCCGTCCACTCGTCGCGCGTCCGGCCGGAGCTCAAGTCCGACGGCCGCACGCTCGTCTACCACGTGAGAGGCGCCGGGGTGCGCGAGGAGCCCTTCGCGCCCCGCGACGTGTTCCACCTTCGTGGGCTGGGCTCGGGCGTCGAGGGCTACTCGGTCGTGCGATTCGCGTCCGAGACGCTGGGGCTTGGGCTCGCAGCGCAGCGCCATGCCGCCGCGTTCTTCGGCGAGGGACTCGCGAAGCGGCTGGTCGCCTTCACGAAGCAGACTCTCAACGCCGACGCGCGCGAGGCGCTGAGGAAGCGCATCGAGGGCGACCGCGAAAAGAACGCGGTGGGCTCGCGGCGCATGCCGATCGTGGACGTCGAGGTGGACGTTCGGGACCTAGGGATCCCACCCGACGAGGCGCAGTTCGTCGAGCAGCGCGAGTTCGGCGTCGAAGAGGTCGCGCGCTGGTTCCGCATGCAGCTCGCGAAGGTGCAGTACTTCAAGCGGGCGCAGGGCTGGTCGTCGCTCGACGCGCTCAACACCGACTACGTCGTGGACTTTCTGACACCGCAGGTCCAAACGTGGGAGGAGGAGATCGCGCTGAAGCTGCTCTCGGACGAGGATCGCGACGCCGGCCTCTTCGTGCGGTTCGTGCTGCAGGGCCTGCTGCGCGGCGACGTCTCGACGCGCATCGCCTACTACTCGGCGGGGTACCGCGACGGCTGGCTGTCGCAGAACGACATCCGCGACCTCGAGGACATGAACCCGATCGAGGACCCGGCCGCGGACGAGTACCGCGTCCAGGCGCAGATGACGAAGCTCGAGGACGCGGGGGCGAAGCCTGCTGGTCCGCTGCACGCTCCGCCGAAGCTCCCGCCGCCCGCGAATGACGGCAATGCCGAGGACCCCGCCGCCGCGTGGCGCAGCGTCCGCGTCGAGGCCGAGGCGCTCCGGCCGTTGCTGGTTCACGCGGCGACGATGCTCGCCCGCAAGGAGGCGCACGAAGTCGAGGCCGCGATGAAACGCAATGGGCAAAACCCGGCGGCGCTCGACGTCTGGGCGCGGGAGTTCTACGCTCGGATGCGCGAGCGGATCGTCGATGCCTTCGAGCCTGCGGGTCTGGCCGTCGACGCGATCGCCGGCCGCCACCCGGCCGCGCGCGTCCGACCGGCCGAACTCGAAGCCGTGGCGGCGGCGTGGACGGCAGTCGACCTCCGCGCGGTCCGTCCGACCGAGGCCGACCGCGCCCGTGCGCTGGCCGACGCGGTGCTGGCCGCCCACCTACAGCCCGTCCCCGCGGAGGCTTCCGATGCTGCCTGACCCGACCCCGGCCTGCTTCCAGGCCCACTTGGGCGTCTGGGCGATCCTGCCCGCCTACCTCCACGAGTCGATGGCGGCGATTCGTTCCGGCCTGTGGCGGCCGCGGGCGGCGGCTGGCCCGGCCCTCCCCGGCGTTCCCGTCGCCACCGACCTCGACGGCGCGGCCCCGCCCCCGCTCGCCTACGGCGTGACGTCCGAGGGCGTCGGCGTCCTGCCGCTCCACGGGCCGTCGATGAAGGCGCGCTCGAAGTACGGCGGCTACAGCACGGTCGATGCCCGGCGCCAGCTACGCGCCATGGCGGCCGACGACCGGGTGGGGGCGATCCTGCTCCACATCGACTCACCGGGGGGCCACGTGGCCGGGACGAAGGAACTGGCGGACGACGTCGCTGCGGTCGACGCCGTGAAGCCGGTCCACGCCTACCTCGAGGACGCCGGGGCGTCGGCTGCCTACTGGATCGCGTCCCAGGCCCGGACCATCACGGCCAACGCCATGGCGATGGTCGGGAGCCTCGGGACGTTCACCGTGCTCTACGACCTCTCGAAGTCGGCGGAGATGGACGGGGTCCAGGTCCACGTCGTCTCGACGGGCGAACGCAAGGGGGCGGCGGCCCCCGGCACCCCGGTCACCGACAGCGATTTGGTCGAGGCGCAACGACTGGTTGACGGCTTCGACTCGTTCTTCCGGGCGGCGGTTCGCGACGGGAGGGAACTCGGGGCGAAGGAAGCCGGCGTGATCTGGACGGGAGCGGTCTGGCTCGCGGACGAGGCGAAGGACTGGGGGCTCGTGGACCGGGTCGAGCCGCTCGACACGGCGGTGGAGCGCCTGGCGGCGCCGCTGCGGGCGAAGACCGCGAAGTCGAGGCTGGCACGCATGCAGCCCCCGGCGCGCGGTCTCACGGCCGCCGGTGAGCCGGCGGAGGGCGGGCTCACTTTGCGGGTAGGTACAGGTCGAACGTCGGGTCGGGGGCACCCGCGCGGACCTCGACGCTAGCGGGGCGGCCGTCGGCACCGTTCAGGGCAGCCTCGCCTTCGCGGACGACCCCGTCGTCGCCCTCGACTCCCACTGCCATCAACACCTCATACGAGCCGGGAGGAAGCCGAACCGAGTACGTCCCGTCGGCGTTCTCGCTGGCCCTGTAGCCGCGACCGGCGCCGGACCGGAAGCCGAACCACAGGAGCCTCCGAAGCTCGCCGCCCGGAGCCGCGCGGACGCGCACCGTCGCCCGCGGCTGGCGCTTCGGCGAGCCGAGGTCGACGCGAGCAACCGGCTCCGACGTCGCGAACGTCCAGTGCTCCTCCTCGAACCACGCCTCCCCTTCGGGCGTCCTCTCCTCGACCCAGATCCGGCATCGGCCGCCCGGCAGCCGGTCGAAGCGGTAGGAGCCGTCGCTTCGCGTCCGCACGCGGATCGAGTGACTCGCCCCGTCATAGCGGTGGGGTCCTTTCTCGGGGATCACGTGGACCCGGACGAGGGCCCCCGCGACGGCACGTCCCTCGGGATCGTGGACGAATCCCTGAAGGGTGCGGGTTCCGAGCATCAGGATCCCAGACTCCACGCCGAACCACATGCTGCGTGGAGCCAGTCCCGCGACGTCGATGCGGACTTCTCCCGACGCGGGGATCGTCCGGTCGAAAGCGAACTCGCCGTTCGCGTCGGTGGTGACGATCGCGACCGCATCGGTGACGGGGCCTTCTTCGGCGCGGTCACCCTGCCACCGAAGGACGTACACGGTCGCCGCGGGCGGCGTGCCCAGCTCGTCGAGGATGCGACCTCGGGTGCGCGGGCCCTCCGGCGACTGGCGGGCCTGGGTCGTGGGCGCTACGCCCGCGGCGGGAACGGTCCCGTCGGCCGGCGACTCTGGGGCGGACTCGACCCCTCGGAGCCGCGCTTCACACCCCGCCAAGAGGACGATCGACAGGACGGAGGCCGCGAGGACGGCCCCTCTTCGCCTCGGACGCACGGCTCGCATCGATCTCCCTCGGCGTACCTCTGAGGTCTCGGCGGACATCGACTTTCCCCAGTTCGAGTGACCGCAGACGAAGAAGATGTGGCCGGGCATGTTGTGTACCTTTCGCGTCAAGATACGCGGACCGCGCAGCGAGCGAGATCCCGCTTGTTGCGGCCCCCTCCTGTGGTTCAATCTCCCTTGTACCCAGTAGCGACCTCCTCGCGGCTGTGCCCGAGGACGTGATCGCCCGCGAACGCTGGTGGCCGTGCCGCCGGGCGACATCGCGGAGTAGCTGAGCGCCGCACCGAGGCCGTGCCCGGTGTCGTGACGCGTGGCTGCGCCTTCACCCCGTCCACCGCGGGGGGCGCCACGCCTGCCGTGCCCCTCCCCGCCGAGGAGGCACGCCCGTGTCCAAGTTCACCCTCGTCGCCGAGGAAGCCACCAAGAAGGCCGCTGCCAAGCGTGCCGAAGCCAACGCCCTTGCCGACAAGGAGGGCGGACTCTCGAAGGACGAGGCCACCCGCTTCGACGCGCTCGTCGCCGAGGCCGAGGCATTCGACACCGAGGCCAACGAGAACCGCACCCGCGCCGAGCGGGTGAAGCAGAACGGTGACGCGCTCGCGGGCTACGGCCGCCCGCGCCCGCGCCAGGCAGCCGACCCGCAGGGGGAGCCGATCGTCGCCCGCGAGGGTTGGCGCGACGACCCGAAGTGCGGATTCAAGGCGCCCCGAGACTTCCTCCTGAAGGTCGTCGAGGCCCCGAAGGCGCGACGGATCGACGACCGTCTCCAGTTCCTCTCGGCCGCGGGTTCCGACGAGCAGGGGGAGTACAGCGACCCGCACGGCAACTTCCTCGTACCGGTGGGATTCTCGCCGACGCTGATGACCACGCCGACCGAGGCGGACCCCATCGCCGGGCGCACGACCGCCCTCCCGATGACCTCGCCGGTCGTCGAGTGGCCCGCGCGCGTGGACAAGGACCACCGGACCAGCGTCTCGGGCGGGCTCACCGTCACGCGCAAGGCCGAGACGGTCGCCGCCGCCGCGAGCCGCCAGAAGTACGAGAAGATCCGCATGGCGGTCGACGACCTCTTCGGGGTCGCCATCGCCACCGAGCGCATTCTCGCGGATTCGCCGATCTCGTTCGCAGCACTCCTCGAGGCGGGCTTCGCCGAGGAGTTCGCGGCCAAGCTGCTCGAAGAGCGCCTCTACGGCTCGGGGATCGGGGAGTACCTCGGCGTCCTCAACTCCCCCTGCCTCGTCTCGATCACGCGCGCCGGGGCCGGCGCGCTCGCGGGCGCGGACATCCTCAAGGCCCGCCGCCGCTGCTGGCGCTACGGCGAGGCGATCTGGCTCGCCAACCACGACACGTACGAGGACCTCGCCAAGGCCCACATCTCGGGCACCAACGGCGACGTGTTCCTCTTCTCGCCCGCCCGGGGCGAGGACGTCCCCGACATGCTCCTCGGGCGGCCCGTGCTGTTCACCGAGTTCGCCGAGACCAAGGGCACGAAGGGCGACCTGATCCTCGGGAACTGGTCGCAGTACCTGGAGGCCGTCTACCAGAC